ACGGCTATCCACTCCTTTTTAAAAAGTTGCAATGGTGGGAAGATAGAGACGAAATGCCTGAGTATGTAAACCTTCCGAGTGGTGTCTACAAGGCAGACAAATGGAGAATAAAATCAAGAAGTGCGCTTGTTTACGCCAACAACAGTTGGTGGTACACTCCTTTGATTTCACCGGCAGATAAAGAGGAAAGTATCATCACCAAAGCCTGCGATTATTTTCATGTACAGCCAAATGAATTGAAAGGCAAGAGCCGTAAACGTCCTATCAACAACAAACGGCAAATGATTATGAATATTCTCAAAGACCACACGAAGAAAACTTATGCAAGTATCGGTAGTGAATTCAACAGGAACCATGCTACAGTCATACACGCCCGCAAAGTGGTAAAAGGATTGATTGATGTTGATACAGACTACAAGGCCGCCTATAAAGAATTAAATAATTTCATCTTTAAAAATTAACCAATGGATTTAAACAACAAAGTGATCGAAGTTCTAAACGAAAAACATGGCAAGGAAGTAATGAAGTTTTTCAGGGATAATGGCATTGATACTACCCCGTATGTAGGCTCCTGTGCAAGAGATAAAAACCCGGATGATCACGACCAACGCTATTATGGAGTATGTCATGGCGAGAGGTTTAGATGCTACAGTTTGAATGAAGTAAAAAAGTGCCACTTTGAAGTTATAAAACTTCCTTCTGAAACATTTGAAAACGGCGAAGAGGTAGAAGTTGGTAATTGCATTAATTGGTATAAAAGGTTTTTTATTGGCATAAACCCTAAAGAAAATAACTACCCTTTTGTAACAGCAGATAACGATGGAATGGTGGAAGTTTGGCAGGAATGCCGCAAGATAAAGCCTTTTCAAGAAGAGATTGATGCTTTTATCGCCAAGGCCAAAGAAAAAGGAATTGAACTTGTAATCAATCAGATAATATAATGACACAAAATTTAATTGAAGCCACAAAAGAGGCTATTGGTTACAAAACAGAACTTAATTCTTGTTGTAACTGCAAACATTCTGAACTTGTTGATAATAAGCCGGATTCAGAATTACTTTGCAAGGCCAGCAACCTGTGTTCTTTCGTCGTCTTACCAACAGCCGTTTGCAATAAACATGAAGAACCTAATTTGTATCTTTAAAGGCCATAAATGGAGTATCAAAAGATACTTCCATGTGTATGCCACATTTCATTGCCTCCGTTGTAAAAAGTGTAAAACTATTTACGAAGAGGCTAAATAAAGTTCTTTTAAAACCTGCTTAAAGTCAGACAGTAATAAGACTTGTGCCGTTGGTAAACAAGCCCCGTGAGAAATCATTTATTACAGCTATACCAGTGGCGTTGTTTGATGGAGAGATAGCAAAAAGTAGTGGGCTTGTAACTGACAAGCAAAGCGAAAGTTATTCCAGTGGTGCGGACAGGTTTTAAATTCTTAGCAGTGCCTTAGCTGCCGTTTACTACCGGAAGGCTGCCCAAATTTTTGGGTGGCCTTTTTTATGACAATTTGCAAGTAGTAATAAACAACATTCCTGCCGAAAAGTAACTTTAAGTCACTTTGTAGTATGACTACCGATGATTTAAAAACCTTACTTTCAGGAGACCCCGCCGACATCGTTTCAAAACTACAGGCCGCAGCTTTAATTCCCAATCAAACAGATTACATTAAACAGTTTGACCCACAACAACATGCTGTTTATGATACAGGGCTTCGCAAAGACAACCTGAAAGAGGATAATAGCTTGGAGAAAGTTTCCCGGCTTGGCCTTGCCATTCAAAAACTGATCGTCAGTCGTGCTGCTACTTTTCTTGTAGCAAACCCGGTTAAAATTGATACCAACGCAAAGACAGATGCGGAAAAAACAATGGTTGCCGCCGTGAAGAAATTATGGGAGGATAACAAACTTGATTATAAGAATAAGCAGATTCTCACTTTGTACAAATCAGAGACCGCCTGTGCCGAACTTTGGTATCAGGTTCCTGCCGACCCTACTTATTGGCAAGGGATTTTAAATGGAGCCAGTTTCAGGTTTAGAAGCAGGTTACTCGCTAAGTCTCTTGGAGATACCATGTACCCGGTTTTTGATGACATGGGAGATTTAATCGCCTTTGGTCGTGGGTACGACGTGAAAGCAGTGGATAATTCTTTGGTTCACCATTTTGATATTTACACAGCCGACACTGTTTACACAATGATTCAGCAAAAAGAAGGATGGACAACAAGCAGTGCCGCAAATGCGTTCAAAAAAATTCCTGTGATCTTCTATAGTCAACCTTTACCTGAGTGGTCGGACGTACAGGATTTGATCGAAAGACTTGAAGCGGTCTTGAGTAATAACGCAGACACCAATGATTACTTTGCAAGCCCGATGGTAGTTGCCAGTGGCACAGTGACCGGGTGGGGCAAGAAAGGGCAGACCAATAAATTGCTTGAAATGGAGACCGGTGGTTCAGTTCAATATCTTACATGGACGCAGGCACCGGAGGCAGTGAAAAACGAAATAGACAATTTACTCAGGTTTATTTTTATGCTCACTTCAACCCCGGACATTTCCTTTGAACAAATGAAATCAATCGTTGGTGGCGCACCGTCAGGGTATGCGATGGAAATATTACTCTCAGCAGCCCACCTGAAAGCCTCAGAAACAGAAGAAGTGTATGGTGAAGCTATCCAACGCAGGCTTAATCTATTAAAGGCCGCAATCGCCGTTATAAGCCCAAATGCAACGCAAGCATTGCTCGCCGTTTCAATGCCGATGAAACCAGTGTTCGAGTATTACATTCCAAGAAATGTTTCTGAACAGGTAGATACTTTGAACTCAGCAGTTACAGGTGGTATCATGTCCAAAGAAACAGCCGTGAAACAGAATCCTTTAATCGAATTCCCGGAAGATGAAATTGAACTACTCAAAAGCAGTGGGTTAGATCAGGAAATGAACTTGGGTAATCCGCAACCTAATCAACCTCAACCTCAGCCACGTAAACCGTTTCAAAAACCAGTTAAATGATGGTTATAGATAATAAATTCAATTTAAGCCAGATAGTTTATCTGACCACTGACCCCGATCAATTAGCACGGGTAGTCACAGCGATCAGGGTTGAAGGCTCAGGGCTTGTTTATCAAACTACCTGTGCAACCTTTGTAAGCGAGCATTACGATTTTGAAATCAGCGCAGAAAAAGTTTACCAGTACACATGAATATCTTTAAATTTCAAAATGAATCATGGTGGCAAGTGTTTGATAACGGCGCTTTAAAACTTACTGTTCTTACTGCCAATCAGATTACCGCCTTGTATAAAAAATACATTCAGACATTTGCAGGCTACTATTATCTTGCCGGTGGTTCCATTAAAAAGACAGGCTCTTACTCGCTTGATGATCTCCCGTTGTTCAATCATGTTTTTCAAAAGATGCTCAAAGAATTTCATGGCGAATTACTTGCCGGTACGGAAGATAAAATCAAACAGGCATACGAACTTTCCAATACGAAGAATAACGCCTTTGTTCGTCAGGTTAAAGGGCTTGCTGTGAATGTGAACGATAAGGCCGTCAATAGTTTTATTAATCGCACTGAGGCAGGATTAAACTTGTCAGACCGGGTATGGAATTTAATAGACGGGTATAAAGTAGAACTTGAGGCAGCACTCGTTGCCGCTATCAACGAAGGTTTGAGCGCCAGACAACTTGCTTCTTTGCTGCAAAAATATTTAAAGGAACCAGAGAGAATATTTCGCCGGGCTGATTCAGACGGAGCCATGAAACTTTCTCCTGCCGCCAAAAGATACAATCCCGGACGTGGTGTTTACAGATCAAGTTTTCAGAACGCTTTAAGGATGACCGGCACCGAAATAAATATGGCTTACAGGACAGCAGATTTTGAAAGATGGAGCATAAGCCCACTCGTCAAAGGAATAAAGGTTCAGACGTCTAATAACCACCCCAAATTCGATATTTGTGATGCAATGGCAGGAACCTACCCGAAAGATTTTTTATTCAGAGGATGGCACCCACGATGCAGGTGTTTTGCCACTCCCGTAATGATCTCTACAGACCAGTTGAACGCTCAGGAAAGATATAATTTAGGATTAGATAAAAAGCCATCGAAGATTGATCTCATAAAAGCTATCCCGGCAGGTGCTAAAAAATGGGTAGCTGCTAATGCTCAAAGAATCCGTTCATGGGCAAACAAACCTTACTTCATTTCAGATAACCCCAAATATTTAAAAGTATGAAAATAAAAAGAATTTTAAGAACAGGACTAAAAGTTATTACTTTCCCTTTGGCCTTAATCGTTTCGTCTGTTGCCGCTCTTTTGTGGAAAAAATAACTTGTCAGAGAAGTAACTTTAATTTACTTTTGTGCCTTGTAATCATTTCATGGATTTTGTTTTAAATGTTTTAATTGTTGGAGGGAGGTCTAAAAGCCTCCTTTTTTTTCGTATAAAAAAGGGTCAGTAAAAAC